GTACATCAGCAACCACACCTTCTGGTAATTCAGTAGGTTCAACAGATAAAGGAAAACGCTGGTTTGCAAACAAGACATCAACAATCTGTCCGTAAGCAGCCAGCGTTTTAGTTTTTGTGACTTTAATAAAGACACGAGATTTTTCTGATTCGGTAAATTGAACATCAGGTCCGTACAAACCACGATAATTGCGGTAGGCTTTCAGCCAGCGTTCTTCGTCCTGATACCTATAATCTTCAGACCGCTTATAGCGTTCCATAATAAAAGGAATAATATTAGTTACATCTACGTCAGAGATAGAAGTATCGTCACTATCTTCTAGAGCAATAGCATCGTCTTCAATCATAATTTCATCTTCGTTCATGTTATTTTTCCTTAGTATCCAAAGGTTGCGTCTGCTACCCGCATACCGCCACCGGGTCTACCCGTAGGGTCGTAATCAAATATACTAAATCTTGGTCTGGACATTATACCATATCTAAGAGCGTCATACAAGTGGTCTTCACTCTTTGTATCAATGTCTTCTGGGTTTTTCTTGTCCAACGGTATTGAGGGAAGTTGGGCCGTGAGGTTTGTGCAAGTATTAAAGAAAACAAGTCTAGGCTCCTCTGTAAATTCGTCTATCTGCAAACGCCTATGTATCTCGTTCTTACCAGCTACACGGCTTCCCCTACTTCTATCTGATGGTCGCCAACGACAACCTTTACTAATCATTTGCTCTGCTAGTGATGGTCCAGTATCGCCACGCTTATGCCAAAGAGAACTATCCAGAACACCGTACTTTATATTACCGTCTTCTGCCTCTAAGTCCAGAATCATATCTGCCAAATCTGTGGCAAGGACTTTAGAAACGTATAGTTCTCTATATACGATAAGTTGCTCATTAGGCGCAACGGCAAACCAAACAACACCGCTGTAGCTACCGTAGCCATAGTCGCAAGCCCTAAACTTAACCCAATTACTAGGAATGTTGTAAGGCTCAACAACATGAACACGCCTATCAAACTCAGTGAAGGCAGCACCTTCTTTGATATCCCAGTCGCCTTCAAGAAGTTGTCTTCGCTGCTGCTCTGGTAATGATAGGAGCATGGCTTCGTAATCGCCTGCTTCCGAAAGGTATGGGTTATCAGAAAGTCTTGCTGGTATAAATCTTCTTTTGAATAAAGACTTTCCAGCCTTGCTATGTCCTGCGGGGTATCGCAAGACTTCGGTTGTTTCAATATCTGTTGCATCGAAGGCTCTGTTATATGGCGAAGGGTCAATAAACATTTTCTTAACCCAGTGATGACCTCTACCGCCGGGGTTGGTCGTAGCCCTCATAAATATAGGCAAGTCTGGTGCAGTGGACCGAAGACGACTTCGCATGTAATTCCATGCATATGGTGTGGCCCATTGTGTCAGTTCGTCAAAGCCTATCCAGCTAAATGCTAGACCCTGATAACGCAAGACATCATCATCTCTGTCGAGATACGACATCCACAACCTTGCACCAGATGGCGCAGTCCACTGCATTTTTCTTTCTGACCACTTAATACCGGGCCAGATTTTTGGGTACAACTCCTGCGACTTAAAGATCAGTTCTCGTAGTTCTTCTGTTGTGTGTCGCAGTAGCAATCCACTAAACTGTGGATGCCCCATGTAACGTAGTGGGTCAGCAAGCATGGCGTATGATTTACCACCACCTGCTGAACCACCATATAATACTTCACGTTCAGCTGCCGCTAGAAACTCTGTCTGTGGCCCAGCATTAGGTTTGAACAATACATTAGCATGTTGTTCAATTTCACTGCTGTCGTACTCAGGCGATATAGTTTCCTGTATCTTAACCGCTGCTGGCTTTTGAGCCGGTTCTTTGGCTACTGATTTCTTCCGCTTTGGCGATTGCCTTTTCCGCATATTCTGCCCACTTGCGGAGGCTTGCAGCTTGGTTCTTACGCTGTCGTTCATTAGCTAACCGTTTCCTTAAACCTACATGCGAGATGTATCTGCCAGTCTGTGTACTCAACCAATTGGCTACCTCACGATAGCTGTACTGATTTACGTGTGATCTAGCCTTCTCTAACAAGTCCAATTCAATTTGGATAGGTTGAAGAATGTCGGGGTCTTCATCATCCTGTTTATATCCGAATGGTACTGTACGTGCAATACGTGGGATAGGCACCCATTCGTTTTCTTCTTTAATGTCTGTTGGCTGTGGAAGTTTCCATTTGCCTATGCTTCTAGTCATCGTCTTCTACAATAACAGCTTTAGGTGGCATAAGCATAACGCCGCCACTTGCTTCTACCTGCATCTTCTCTGTCTTCACTAGACCTACACGATCAAGCAATTCTTTAGCTGCAGACATCTTATCACGAATACCCAGTTCAGTTGGGTCATACAACGCACCTGTCATCGCCATCGCCGCCTTCGGCGCATTACGTGCCATGTACATCTGAGTCGCCTCAAGTATCTCTTCTTTAATACCTTTAATAATTTCGTTAGTGCTAGAAGTGTCAGCATAGCCTGCCAGTTTCTTGGCAGCAACCATGTCACCACCAGCTTCATCAAACAAGACATCCAGAAACTTCTGTTGCCGTTCTGTTAGTTGTCTAGCCATTGTTTCTCTTCTTCATTGTAGGGCCACATGTTACTTGCCTTTGTTCTGACAAGCCTTAACTGCTTTACAGTTAGATGGTGTAGGGCAGGTTTTGCATATTTTAAATTCTTTGTCCATTAAAACTCTCCGTTATGCATTGCATTAGCTAACTTCACTGCACGTGATTTTACCTGATTTGCCCACCTGCTGTCAAGCATTTCTTTTGCTGCAATGTCGTATTTTTCTTCGTGGATAGCAGCCCACATATTTTTAAACTTACACAAACGTGGTACACCCATGTTAAATGCCATATCCATTAAGATAAGTTGACGTACACTGTCTAGCCTGTCTACGCAAGGGTGCGCACGTACCAGTTCTTCTTCGACAATCTGTACGTCATTCGTTGCTAGATAGACCGCATCAGCTTCTGTAATACCGTATTCATATACGTGGTCTATAGTAGGAATATCTAGGTCATCTAGTTCTTCCTTAGTAATACCACGGTCTTCTAGGTTCCGTCCGATACCAATGGTGTCAATACCAAGAGTATCCTGATACACTTGTAGCTTCAAGCCTTCGTGGGCTATTAGCTTTTCAATAAAGTTTTCTCTACGATACTTCATTTGCTACTACGTGATTCTGAAATACGATGGTTAGACTGTCCGGGGTGTTTACCTTCGTGGTTCATCCACACAGCGAAAGCCCCTGTCATTGCGCCAGTTACCACAGATACTAAACCAGCCTGTGCTGCACTGGGATCGGGTAAGGACATGAACCACTCGACTACACGCCAACTCATAAGTGTCATTATGAGCATCATAAATCTTGGCAACAGTTTCCATTCAAGTATCTTCTCTGCTGCCATTATTTCTTTCCAAAGAATTTAGTCGCTGAACGAACTCCAAAAGAAGCCGCAACAATAACTCCAAGTGAGTATTGATACCATTCAGGCATTTCGTTGAGTCTTGCGAAGCCATTTGCAACTACCTCTTCCATACCCGGTACAAATGCTAGGATTAGCGGAATACTGAAAAGTATGGTAAGCCACTCGTCTTTCCAAGACGAAGCCGAACTACGAGCCATTTCAATGTCCCAGTCAATCTCGCCAGTGGCCTTCTTTTCCATGATAGCTGCTTCAGCTTTCGCCTTTGCGACTTTAACTGACGATGTAGCTTTCGTTTCTTCGAGTTTTCCATTCATCCAACTCCCAGCTATATTAGCTATTGGACCTATCAGTGCTGTCCACATTATGCTCTACCTCTTCTGAACTTAGCGGTTTTCTTTTGTATCGCTTTAGGCTGGCTGACGAACTGCTTACCAGCACGAGTTCCTTCTCTTTTAGCACGGGTTGTAGCCGCATACTCCTGCGGCGATAACGCTTGTCTAGCCTTTTTTGGAAGATATCTTTCGCCCGTTGCTTTTGGCCCCTGAGTAGATGGCTTTCCACTTTTAGTACCCCATTCTTCTGCTGTCCAGCGTTTAAGACTTGCTTGTGGTTTTTTAAGTGTCATGGTTAAGTTATACCAGTTTTTAATTCAAATGTCAAGTAATTAATGCATAAGCCATAGCAGAAGCAGCTATTACAAAAATAAAAAATCCAAGTGCAATAGCAGAAACTATACCAACAGCAAGTACAATCTTAACTGTTTCCATCATTTCATTGTGTTTTTTTATTGCTTCACGTCTAGCTGCTGCTGCTGCTTCTTTTGCTTCCCTGATACGTTTGGCTCTTTCATCTAAAATAGCCTGCCACGTACCTGAACCAAACCTGTGGTCTACTAATCTGCGAACTTCAGCCACTTGCTCTGCTGCAAGTTTAGCATCAATCATTTCTTTAGCAACAGACTGTACACCAAACTGGTCAGCTAGTCTAACACCTGCTTTTTTATTGCTTTCTGCTTGTACTTGACTTTGACCCTGCAGCAATGCATCAATATCACTAGCTATAGAACTAATGTCTTTAGCAGTGTTTATGGTAGATTTAATTCCGTCTACGGCACTTTTTACAAGTGCTATGCCTGCAAGTGTTTCGGCAATCATGTTGGTTGGTTCCTACTTGGGTTGAGGCTTACATACTGCAGTTATCTTTAATCGTTTACCATCCTCCACTGGAACAGATCGTTGTCGGGACAATCTTTCAGCAAAGTATATGCATCTATCTATATCTTTAAATTTTTGTGTCTGGTCAATTAATGTAGCCCCCAGATATACTGTGAGTATAAACTCAATCATTGGTCTTGTAGCAACAGCAACTCTAGTCTTTGGATAGCCATTTTCATGTCTTGAATAGCATCCTTATCAGCATGACTGACTTGCATATTACTTACCGCAATACTTAGGTCATACGTAGTTTTAAGATTCCACCCAGCAAGGGCAACCATAATTGCCATTAAGCCAGCTACGAGTTGTCTTTCCATTAGTTTTTATATCCACCGCCTGCTGCCTTGTATTCACGTGCCAGCATCTGTGCCTTACGTGCTGACCACTGACCGGGTTTACCACCCTTGCTGCCAGCCTTAATCTTTTCAAATAATCTTTTTCTCAGTGCTGGCTTAGTGTAGTTGCCAGCTTCATTAACTCTACTTTTGCTCTTCTTTTTAGTGACCTTCGATTTGCTAGCTTTTCTAGTTGCCCCACCTTTCGCAAGTTTTTGCTTTTTCTCCACGTCTGTAATTGTTCCTTTGTTGGCTGATGCGTAGAAGATTTGTTCACCCTTCTTCTCCCCATATTTTTTTGTCATAGCAGATTTAATCTTGGAACCTTTTGTTGTTAGGGGCATCTCCTTTAACTCCTCTGGGGTACGAATGTTTCTTCTACGTTAAACACTACAGTCACTGCACTGTTTGCACTAGCAAGACCACGGAACTTGTCAGCTTTGTATAACCACATAGCTTCTGTAATCTGTAACAAACTATTTGGAACAAGCGTTACTGTTTCAGCTAATGTGTAGTACGTTGCGCTTTGACTGTCGTACCAATCAAGACTAAACGTAACACTGCTAGATGAAGCGTTGTTTACGTAAATAGATTTAATGTTTGTTTCAAAATTTGCAGGCACTGTGTACAAGTCTTGATTGCTTGTAGTGAGTTCTACGCCTACTGTTCTATTTTTAGTTTGTATCATGGGGCTGTGTTCGCTATGTAAATGATATCGAAAGATGCTGCAACTCGTAGGTCAGCATTTGAACTGTCTGCAATGGCACGAAACTCAATGTCTGTTTTTTCTGGGATAGGCTGTGGGCATGTAATATCCAAATGATATGAACCCTCAAACAAATCGAACTTGTTTTGTGTGCGGAACACACCGTTAAATTCACGAGTGAGCATACGTATCGTGGCAACTTTATTGTTCTGTACCGTAAACGCAGTGGTGTCTACTTGAAACAAATAAGCTGTATAACCAGCAGGTACAGTCCACAAGGCCATCAATGTTT